GAGAACCATCTGTGCCGTCGAACTCGACTCCTACGCCGCAAGCGTTCTTGTGGCGCGACAAAACGACGGATGCCTGGAACCGTTTCCCGTCTGGGATGACATTACAACCTTTGACGGAGAACCGTGGCAAGGACGTGTTGACGTCGTTTCTGGAGGCTTTCCCTGCCAAGATATCAGCGCGTGCGGAAGAGGCGCAGGTATCGACGGAGAAAGAAGCGGACTCTGGGGCGAGATGGCGAGGGTCATTCGTGAAGTACGACCCCGACACGTCTACGTGGAGAACTCACCAGTACTCACTTCTAGGGGGCTTCACAGAGTTCTCGGAGACCTGGCCTCGATGGGGTTCAATGCACAATGGGGCGTGCTGGGAGCAGACGACGTTGGCGCCCCACATATCAGAAAGAGAATCTGGATTGTGGCCAACGCCAGCGTCAACAGACTACAAAGGAAGCTCAAAGGACGGGCAGCGCCGGGGCCAGTTGACAGACCCGGCAATGGGGGCAATTCCCGCTGGTGGCAAACTGAACCCGACGTGGGTCGCGTGGCTCATGGGGTGGCCTCTCGGGTGGACAGACTTAAATGCCTCGGCAATGGACAAGTGCCAGCAGTGGCTGCAACTGCATTCAGACTTCTTAGAGAAAGGGGGTCAGCATGACACCAGAAGAATACAACACACGGGAAATCGAGAGCGGGAAGCTCACGCAAATCATGATAGCCAGCCTCGTCGGGTTCTGGCAGGGAACCCACAGCCTCGAAGTAGACGGGAAGTGCGGACCCAAGACGCAACAAAGCATTGTTAACGCAATCTTCGAGGATGACGAAGACACAGGCCCCCTCGCCGTTGCCGCCCTCGCCATCGCAAGGCGGGAGATTGGACACGGCGAAGAGGGTGGAAACAACTCAGGGCAATTCGTCGCCAGATACCATCGCATCGAAGACGATGATGACGACGATGATGATGGCTCATGGTGCGCCAGCTTCGTGTCATACTGTTTCGAGGAAGGGGCGAAAGCCATCGGCATCGAGATGCCCTTCAATAGAAGCGGTGGCGCCAAGAAGCTCTTCAAGAACATCGCAGAAAGCGGTCAGGAAGACATCTATCCCAGAGCAGGAGACGTCGTCTGCTGGGACAGGGGGCTGCGAGGCTCCTGGCAAGGACACATCGGCATCGTGGAGTCCGTCTCAGGCGGGGTCCTCCATACAATCGAAGGGAACGTGGGGACCTTCCCCGCAAAAGTGAAGAGACTGGCTCATGACCTGAGCGCACAGACACGCATGGAGGGCTTTGCCCGATGCGTAGAGACTACACAACGGGGCGCGACATGAGAACGCTTCGAGCATGTATCGAGTGCGACAAGATGTACCGGGGGCCACTGCAATGCCCCATATGCAAGGCTCCCGGTGAGCCGCTGCCACAGGCAGACGTGGAAACAGGAGAGGAACACAATGGACACAGAGAACGAAATCGTCACAGTCATCGAGGGGGACTCAGATAGGCCACCAGGAGGCATGGTCTGGGGAAGCTTCTATGAGACAATCGCCTCAATCAAAGACTCACTCAAGGTGACACATGACATTGCCAATGGCCTCAAGGCGTCCATCACGTTCACCGAAAGCGTTAAGGCGCTTCTACTCATCACAGAGGCGGAACTCAAAGTTACGTCAGAACTGGCGGGTGGTGAATCTTATAGCGAGGCAACCCCAAGCCTTCAGGCTGCTGTAGCCCTGATTCGAGGCGTCCGACACCAACTACACTCAGAAGCAAACGACCTCGATGCTGTTAAGGTCATCCTGGACCTGCTCACTACAGCTTCTCAAATCATGGGGATGGACGATGGCGGCGACGGTTGCGATGTACACCGGGCAATGTGCGGGCGGATTATCAGACATTGGGACGTCGCGGCTGAAAAGGAAACGGAACACTGACAAAAGCTTCAAGGAAGGGAAGCTCTTCAAGCGTATAAGCCAACACCCACAACGCGATGGCTCGAAACCCTGCTACTTCTGCGACTCAGAAGACTACCAATACGACAAAAGAACAGACTTCTGCTGGGCTCCAGAGTGTATGACACTGCTCGTCCTGGGCCTGCGGGAGAAAATCCCCAAGCTAAACAGGGTCTTACGCCAGATTGCAGAGCACACAGGCTCAGATATCAAAGATGCAGCCTACGAAGTGGCAATCACTACCCTCCTCTCCAAAGCAAGAGAGATGCGGAAGAGGAAGCACGTCGGCGCGTTCTTCAAGCCGAAGATTGTCTATTACAGAGCACTCAACGTCCTGGCCAGGATTGAGGCCCAGAAGAAAAGAGAGGGCGAAACCGTAAGCCTCGCCTACGATATGATTGATGACATCATCGACGATGGTGGCCTGTTTACCGCAGCATCCACGAGCCCACTACTCAGGCTCAAGGTCGTCAGGCTCATTCAGGAAATTGAAGAGCAGGTCGGGCGCCCATACGTCTACCTCCTCCTGGGGTTGATAACGGCTGTTGACTTCCGTAAGCTAACAGGGTGTTCCCGTGCAACATTTGTCGAAGACATGAACGAGGTAAGGGAGATTGCGGCAGCGCACTTCACTGCCGATTTCTACCGTGGGTGAGCCATGACCACTGATACCAAAACACTCTCTCAAGTCATCGCGTCATTGCCAGGACCAGACCTCGATGATATTGGTATCAAAGAATTGGTGCTGAGACTCATCGTCGAAACGCCCATGGATACCCCCGACGGGAAGAACGCATCACGGGCTAAAGTGAAGCTCGATGCGCTCAGGCTGCTCGCTGACATCAACAAGAACAACTCGACGGCAGAGACACACCAGGACCTTCTCTCCATACTGGCTGGCGAAGAATGACGGACACAAACGAGGAACTCATCAACCACCGTCTCGGCGTTCTCGAAAGCGACGTCAAGGACCTCACCGCCAACATTTACGAACTCACCACCAGCGTCAAACTACTGGCGTCAGGGATGGTCCAGGTCAAGTGGGTCGGGCTCGCCGCCGCGGGTAGCGTCATCACCCACATGGTCAAAGCCATCGTCACCGTAAGCTAGGTGAAATACACAGACTCCGACCTTGAACAACTACGGAGATGCAAGGACGACTTTGCCTATTTCTGCAAATTCGTAAAGATTATCAACAAGGGAGGGATGCTGGTAAGGTTCAGGCTCAACGCCTCCCAGCAAATGCTTCACGAGGCCCTGAAGAAGAATCGATGGCAGATTGTTCTCAAGGCCCGACAGACAGGGACATCGACTTTTGTTGCGGCTTACTACCTTCATAAAGCGCTTTTTAACCGAAATCACCGTGTCGCTATTGCAGCGCATACTCTCGAAGCTGTTCGCCAGATTTTCAACATCTATCAAACGATTTATGACAATCTTCCGCCGCAATTAAGACTCGAATGCACCAACGAGAACGCAAACGAACTCCGGTTCAAACATGGCTCTCGAATAAAGGTCGGCACCCCAAACGGATTCCGTGGGTCCACCTACCAAAGCATCCACGCCTCAGAAGCCGCGTTCTGGAAAAGCCCCGACGAAGATATCGCAGCCCTGTTACAGACCGCTGGCGAAAACCCGACAATCGTCTTCGAGAGCACGCCCAACGGGCTGAACCACTACCACGACCTCTGGACCACTGAGTCAGGCTACGACAAAGTCTTCATCTCGTGGCTCATCGAACCCAGCTACAACCGGGTAGAGGAAGTCTCTCCACCGCCGTCAGACTCAGAGGTAGACTTCCTCAAGTCCCTGCCGCCACTGACAAAGCGTCAGAAGAACTGGGCCATCTATACCCTCAGAACGAAGTGCGCTAACTCTACAGCCACGTTCAGACAGGAATACGCTGGTGACGCCGTATCATGCTTCATCAGCAGCGGTGAGCGCGTCTTCGACCTGGCCTATCCCGGCGCCAAAGTGGCCCCAGGTCTCATCGAATACGAAGATCCCAACGCCATGCAGCCATATCTCATGGGCGTCGATGCTGCCGAAGGTGGACCACAAGGCGATTACTCAGCCTTCGTTGTCATGACACGGGCTAAACCGCCCAAGATTGTCGCCACCTACTACCAAAAGGAACCCGTCCAGGACTTCGCCTGCCAGGTCCTCGCCACGGCAACCAAATACAACGCCATGGTAAACGTCGAAGCCGCGTCCACAGGCTACGCCGTTATCGAACACCTCAAGAGATTCGGACACCCGCACCTCTATCGGCGCATGATTAAGGACAAAACCTCGTCAGAACTGACCGAGAAGCTGGGATTCAACACCAACACAAAGACACGAGCCCTCCTCATGGCCTCCCTTCATGAGCTTCTCCTGGGCCAAAAGATTACAGTCACAGACCAACGATTACAGCATGAGTTAAACACCTTCGTGTACATGAACGGAAAGCCCCGACATGATACCGGGTGTCATGATGACATGATTTTCGCACTGGCTTTGGCCTACGTTTCGTATGAACAGGCCGATTATATTTACCAAGCCACAAAGCTCAAAAAACCCCTGTCTGTCGCAGAAGTTATCAAATGGGAGGCCGTCCACGGGAAGAGATACAATCCCAGCAAGAACGACGGCTATACATTCGAGAGCGTTCTAAGTATGATTGGGTGACGTAATAAGACCATCTTTGGGCGGTCTAAAGCCCATCGTAGGGAAAGCAATGAGCAACCTGTTAGACGAAGGCGCAATTGACGACCTCGCCAGTCGTTTGTCAGAAGCTGTAGAGGCAGAGCCAGAAGCCGAGCCAGAAGCAGTCGAAGAAGCAGAGGAAGAGTCACCGTCAGAAGACGATGTATCAGAAGAGGTAGAGGCCGCTTCTGAAGAGGGTTCATCACCTATCGAGGGCGCCGATGAGGTGTCTGAGGACGGAGGCGACGATGAAAAGGAAGACGATGCTGGTGGTCATGCTGTGCCTTACAAGAGGTTTCAGAAGATCATCCAAGCCCGAAACTCATTTAGAGAAGAGGGTGAGACGCTTAGGGACAGGGTTACGGAGCTTACTGCTCAGGTCGAAGAGTCCCGGCGTGCGAAGGCTTCCAGAGAGCCAGTAGAAGAAAAGGACTGGTTAGATGAGGCGCTGTCAGACGACGTACCAGACCAGTACGAAGAACTGAACGAGCGGCTCAACAGGTTTGAGGTGGCGCAACAGAAAGCGTTGTTAGAACAAGAACTTAGCAGCGTTCTGGAGCAACACCCCAACGTACCGCGTGAACTGTTAATTCAGGCTGTGGTGCAGAACCCGACCGAGAAACTTGCGGTTGTGGCGGAAAGGTATTCCAGCTACATCGCAGAGGTTCAGGAAAAGGCGATTGCAGAGCACATGAAGACAGTTGAAGTCGCGGCGCCAGTCGCAAAGCCGGGGCCACCGCGCCCAAAGACATCGGGTGCTTCCAAAACAGAGGAAGCGCCTAAAACCCTCGATAGGGATAGCCGGTACAAAGCAGTACAAGCGGCTAT